AGAAGCATGTGTAGGCATGTTAGCAATCACTTAGAACAGTTTGGAATGTTAGATACGATACAAGAATGTACAAGAGAAGGTTTTGATGTTGGATATTATGAGGCACCCGGATAATGATTGAGATAAAAATTACAGAAGAAATGAAAAAGCGCGCTTGGGCTAAGTCTAGAGAGATGGGTGTAATACGCAACTCCATCATGAAGGGCGGCGGAAATATCGCAGGTTTTTTAGGAGAAGAGGTTGCAAACGTAGTTATTGATGGTACAATTAATAACACATACGATTACGACATAGTTTCTAAGTCGGGCATCAAGTACGATGTTAAGACAAAGAGATGCACCTCAGAACCTAAACCGTTCTACGAGTGTTCAGTTGCTAATTTTAACACAAAGCAAAAATGCGACAGGTACGCATTTGTTAGGATTGAAAACAAGAACAAGCGATGGGGTAGAGCTTGGGTCTTAGGATGGCTAGAGCATGATGAATATTTTGAAAAAGCCAAGAAGCTGACTAAAGGCCAGATAGACCCGTCTAATGGGTTCATAGTTAGGGCTGACTGTTACAATGTTGCAATCTCAGACTTAAAAAGATTTAGACACAGAAAGACTACATAGGATTATTTAGATGAGTTGGACTCCACTAAATGTAAAAACTCACTTCAGTCTACAGCGAGGCTTCTCAAAGCCAGACAAGTTAGCTAAGAAGTGTAAAGAGTTTGGATATAAAGCGTGCGCAATCACTGATATTAACACTATATCAGGGGCAGTTACATTCTACAAAGAGTGCAAGAAGAACGACATTAAACCCATTATGGGATGTACTCTAGAGTTTGATAATGGCAAAAAGAAAACTGTTATCGCCAAGAATAAAGCTGGCTGGTACGCGCTGATTGACCTCGTTTCTAAAAAGAGCATGTACGAAGACGAAGTAGTGTACAAACTAACAGAAGCTTCTCTTGATAAAAACCTTATCTGTATAGACGGACTTAAGCAATATTCTGCATATTATGTAGAAGAGAGCGAAGCAGAGGTTCATAGGATACTCTTGTGTTCAGGCATGAAGACTACAATGTCTAAAGCCAAAGGCAAGCTAGACTCTTTTAAGCATTTGAAGCCCTTTTTCTCGTCAGACAAGTTTTACTTACCGACTATAGAAGAAGTCAAGTCTAAGTACACTGACGAACAGATTACTATGAGCAATGAAATAGCAGATCAGTGTGAAGAATACGATATTCTAGGCCAGCCAATGTTGCCTGAGTTCGATTGTCCAGAGGGCTACACCGAAGACGAATACCTCAAGCAACTATGTAGAGATGGTTGGCGAACGTTACTTACTGAAACTGGCAAGGTAGCGGACGAAAACAAAAAGCAAGAGTATCTCGATAGAATCAAGAACGAAATGGATGTTATCTTCGATGCTAGACTGTCTGGGTATTTCCTGATCGTTCAAGATATTGTAAACTTTGTTAGAGAGCAAGATTGGTTGCCGGGGCCGGGAAGAGGTTCTGCTGCGGGATGTTTGATCTCTTACTTGATTGGTATCACAGAGATTGATCCGATTGAATATGACCTGATTTTTGAGAGATTTTACAACGCAGGACGTAATACCGAAGACCATGTGTCTTTACCCGATATTGACCTAGATGTACCGGCAGAAAAACGTGATGAAGTTATTGCTTATATTAAGACAAAATACGGCGAAGACAATGTATCGCAGATGATTACTTTTAATAAACTACAGGGGCGAGCAGCGCTCAAAGAGGTCATGAGAATAAATAGCAATGTTTCTTTCTCTGAGATGAACGAGCTTACTAAGAACATCCCCAATGAGGCAGATGTATCAGACCTTTTAGAGCAAAGCGGAGAGAAATCTTTAATCAGATGGACTCTATTATATCAGCCAGAAATTCTAGATAGATGGTGTAAAGTCAATAGTGAAGATGACTTAATTGGGCCACTATCTTCTGTGTTTCAGCAGGCTATGGATATTGAGGGCACTATAAAGTCTCAAGGCAAGCACGCCGCCGGAGTGATTATATCATCAAACAAATTAAATGAAGTGTGCCCAATGGTACAGGACAAAAATAACAACCTCGTCGCTGGTTTTGAGATGGGAGATCTTGAAGAACAGGGACATGTTAAATTCGATATTTTAGGCATTGACCTATTAAGTAAAATAATGGAGATAAAAGAATGAATGTTGGAGTAGTTGGTTTGGGCTTCGTAGGCGGAGCCGTAAGCGGATATTTTGAATCATATGGTGACACTGTGTATGGCTACGACATCAAATCTGGTCTGGCAATAAACAATGAATATACTAAGATAGTCGAGAACTGTGAAATAATCTTTGTGTGTTTGCCTACCCCCAGATCTGACGATGGTAGTTGCGATACAGGTATTGTTCATGATGCACTTTGCAGGTTAGATTATATTGCCGGAGAACTAAGGAAGAGTCCTATGGTGCTAATAAAGTCTACTTTAGTTCCCGGAACAATGAAGAAATTCGTGGAAGAATCGCACAGTATTCGGGTTATTTCAAATCCTGAGTTTTTAACAGAGCGAAAAGCCGCTGAAGACTATCGAGACTCAAAAACCGTCTTGATTGGAAATGATTATGGCGAAGCTGAAGACTTGGCGTTACGCCTCTTCTTTAGAGAAAGGTGGCCGGCAGCGCACATTTACGTTGTCAGCTCCATAGAGGCTGAACTTTCCAAGTATTTGACAAACTCCTACTTTTCGGTCAAAGTTTCTGTTGCTAATCACATATATGCCCTATGCCAAGAATTAGGTGTGGACTATAATAATTTTATTGAGTCGGCAATAGGTGCTGATCCTAGAATCGAAAGAACACACTGGACAGTTCCGGGACCAGACGGAAAATTAGGTTTTGGTGGATCTTGCTTCCCTAAAGATCTTAGTGGAATGATTCACCTTTTAGAAGAAAATAACTTGCCCGCAGATGTCTTTAAAGCGGCTATGGATTATAATAAGAAAGTGAGAGACTAATGGATCATAAATCAGACTACAAATCGGTTCTTTTTTCTGGATGTGCGATTGAATACAAGGATATTAGCCTTTGTAATCTAGAGTCTTATATACCTTCAAGACTCGGTATGTCTAGAACGTATCAAGTCCATTCAAAAAGACACAAGTTTAGTAAGCTGTATAAAAACGTCGATGATGCTGTCGCTATGTTTTTGGAATTGAAAAGGAGAGATAAATGAACTATAGAGATATAATTGTTTTTGACTTTGAAACAGGGTCTAGAAACCCACACAAAACGCAGCCTACCCAGATTGCGGCAATAGCGCTTCATGGTAGACGGTTAACATTGCAGCCCGGCGGAGTATTCAATAGTGAAATCAGACCCATTCTCGACGATAAGAAGGCTATTGAGGCAGGATTCGATCCTATCGAAGACGAGGCGCTTCAAATTACCGGAAAGAACCGCAAGGATCTAGCAAAAGCGCCATCACCAAAAAGTGTTTGGGGGAAGTTTGAGGATTTCTGTAACAAGTTTAATTTTAGAGGAACCTCTTATACAGCTCCAATCGCAGCAGGCTACAATATTATTGGCTTTGACTTGCCAATCGTCCAAAGAATGTGCGACATGCACGGAACAACTGACTCAAGAGGAAGACAGACTATCTTCAATCCAATTTTTAAATTAGATTTGATGGATATGGTATTCTCTTGGACGGAGAACAACAAGGACTTCAAGAGCCTCAGCATGGACTTCCTTAGAGAGTATATGGGTTTTCCTGAAGAGAGCAAACAGAACGCTCATGATGCCCTACAGGACGTTAAGGACACGGCTAATATATTGATTAAGTTCTTAAAGTTTCAGCGTAACATTTCAGAAAAGACTAAGTTCGAGAAAGCATTTGCAAATGGCGACTTCTACGTTTAATATTGATGATTATAGTGATAACAAAACTTGGGATCTAATCTGTGAAGGATACACCAAAGGAGTCTTTCAGTTAGAATCTCAGCTCGGTAGATCTTGGGCAAAAAGAGTGCGACCAAGAAATATTGAAGAGCTAGCTGCATTAATTTCGCTTATTCGTCCCGGCTGTTTGAAGGCTTTTACCGAAGGTAAGTCGATGACGCAACACTATGTCC